CAGCCAAACAGCATGGTCCTGAACCGCTCGCCGCGCACGCTCTCGCTGCCCGCTACCGTGTCCGTCGCCGCATCGTCAATCAGCAGGTTGCCCTTGGTCTGGTCCGCCGTGCTTGACCAGCGCGGGGCATTCGGGTTCGCCGCGTCCGTGGTGCCGATCTTCAACCCCGGCACCACGGACGATGCGGTCTGGATGCGAGGACGCACGCTCGCCTTGGACGGGTCTTCGTGCGGATCGCCCTGTTGCCAGTCGATCTGCTGCGTCGCAAAATCCTTGTAGTCGCTGGTCGTCATGCTGCCGTAAGGCCCGATGATCCAGTTGGGAACCTGCTGTGCGTCCGCTCGCCCGTACGATTGCAGCACGGTGAATGCGCCACGCGCCTTGTACTGCGCCTTGCCATCGCCTTGCAGCGGTGTCGAGATGGCCCAGTCGACCGGCTGCGCCTGCGTGTTGTCGCCCAAGTCCTGCCCGGGGTACGCGGGCGAGCCCGTCTCCTGCGACAACCACGCGTTGCAGTTGACCCATGGGTCGCCCGTGGCAGTGCGCGTGCGGGCCGAGATGGCAGACCAACCCATGCTGATGCTGGTCGTGGTGCTGGTGCCCGCGCGTCGTTGCATCAGCAAATACAGCAACGGCTGCGGAGTCCCCGTCGTCAGCGGCATCTTGGGGTACGCAGCCCAGGCATTGCCGACGCCCGCGCCATTCCACTTCAGGTGCATCCGATTGCCAGTGATGGCCGGCGTAGCGCCCGAGTACACGTCCGTGTCGTAGAACGCAAGTTTGGACGCCAGCCGATTGGGCGGGACCATGAACGCATAGTGCGGGAATGACTGCGAGATCAGCACCGGCTGCCAGTACGTGCTGTTGAATTGCAGCACAACTTCCAGATCCGCCAACGCATTGGACGTGCCGTTCGCTGCGTAGACTGGCACCAGCCAAGTCGGCTGGTCCAGCAGAACGCCTTGGCTGGTCACGTTAAAGTCCGCGGGCAACAACACCGGCGGGGCCACGTAGAACGACGGCGCAGCCGGGTCCGTTGCCACCAATGATTTGGACCAGAACTGGTACGGCTGGCGCAAGTCCTCTTGCGTGACGCTGCTGCGGTCCAGAGCGCCGCCGCGGCCCTGTTTGAGAATGTACACGGACGAATCGCCAAACGAGACGTACGACTCAACGTCGGCCCCGCCAATCATGTACAACTCGCCGGCGTGGGCGAACATAATCGGGTTGACCAGCTTTTGCTGCAACCCGACCTTGGGCGCGCCCGACTGGATCACGGCCGTCGTCTCGTACAGGTACACGCTCCACCCGAAGTCCGGGCAGTACACCAGCGACAGGTCATCGAAAGTGATGAACAGCAACTGGTTCAACGGATCCCACGTGAACGTGGACCGGTACAACTGCGACTGCATGTCGATGAAAGCGCGCGGCTGCTGGTTGCTCAGCGTGTTCAAGCCCGCTTGGGTCAAGTAGTTGCTCAGCGGGTTCTGAATCTGCTCTGGCAGCGCGAACCACGTGTCAATGTTGTCGCTGATCTTGCTGATGGAAGTGCCGCCGTCGCACGTGTACACGCCGCGGCGGTCCATGAATACTACCGTGTCCTGCATCAGCGTCAGGCTCTGCGCCGTCAGGCACCCGCGCGAACGGCTCAGGTTGTAGATGTTGCCGCCCGAAATCAGACTCGTCTGCGACGGGTCGTTGGGCTGGTACATCCACGTCTCGTCCATCGTGAACACGAGGACGACACCCTTCACCGCGGCAATGGCCGTGATGGGGCGCTCCGTAGGCACCTGGTAGAACGAGTTGGCCTGCACGTTGTCGGGCCTGTCCGGGTCGCTGAAGTACAGTTTGCGCCCGCTTGCAAACACCATGCGGTTCTGGAACGAACACATGCACGACGGCAACGGGAACGAACTGGCGTTGAAGTACACGGCGCCGGCAGCAGTGAACGCGCCGTTCACCGGTGTCACCAACTCAACCCATGCGCTGTCGCCGTTCTGCAGCGTGCCCGTCACGGTCTGCAAACGCTGGTCGACGGCGTACGCGTCAATCGGGCGGTACACCCACACGCCCTGCCCGGGCAGGCAGATGTACTGCAAGTCCGACAGCTGTCCGAACGACGGGACTTGGTCGACCGGAGCTTCGCGCCAATTGGGCTGTGCATTGGACTGCAATGCACAGCCCGGAAGGTTGCTTATCCACTGCGTCTGCGTGCGGAACACATGCTCCGACCGGCGCTCCGTGGTCACGTCAAATACGCTCAGCGCGTACATGTGGTCCAGGTACTGACCTTCCGACGTCCCGGTGAATGCGCCCAGCGCGTGGACGCTCAAAATCTGCACGTGCCCTTGGTTGGTGACCATCAGGGTCGCGCCCAGCGGGGCCCCGTAGCCGTAGACGAACGGCTGGCCAAACGGCGAGGCGACCCGCCCGGCGTTCATCGTCGTGCCGAATTGCGCCAGCGTGCCAAAGCCACCGCGCACCTCGATGCGGTTGACCCGGTACTCGATGTTCTGCGCCCACGACATGCCCTGCTTGTCAAGCGAGTCGGCGTCGATCCCCTTGGAAAGGTCGATGTCGAGAACGGCATCCCGGTTCTGTGGCGAATTGGCCATCGGTTACCACCACCCGCCGCCGCCTTGGAGGCCCTGCCGACCGGGCTGCACCCAGCGATGGGCATCGCCCGTGCGGTTCTTGGCGACCCATTGATCCAACTGCCGAAGCAACTGGTCGAACTTGCTCTGCAACTGGTCGTTCTGCGACCAGTCCTTGATGGCGTACTGGCTGTAGGCGAAGAACGCGATGCACTGCTGCGCGAAGTCCGGGGTGTTGTCCACGAACGACGCCGGCGTCGTGATGAGCGTCAGCCACTCTGCCGCGGTCGGGCCGTTTGGCAGGTAGTACAGGCGGTAGTTGCCGGTCAACTGCAGGTTGTACTTCATCATCGTGCCCTGCAAGCACCACTTGCCGGGGTTGAAGTTGCCGTAGCCCGTCGTGGACGTGATGTTCCACAACTGCTCCATGGTCGCCGCGGGCTGCAGCCACAGGCCGAAGTCGGGCTGTTGGCCGACGTTCACCGTGTGAATCTTCGTGATGCGGTACGCCACCTTGCCGACGCTCGGAGTCGCCCCAAACAGGATGCCGTTGAAATCCTTCTCGCTCTGCGCCGAAAGCGCAAAGTCATAGGGCTTCTCGTAAATCTCGGGGATGCTGTCGCCAACGTACTGCTGGTACGACGCGTAGCCCATCTGCAGCGCATTGGCCCAGTCCTGCTTGGACATGAAGGATTCGTCGGGATCGTCCGCCAGCGACTTGCACAGCGCGTAAAGCTCGGGACCAGTCATCGCGCCCCCTTACTTCGGCATGGGCGAAGCGCCCTGGATAAACTGTTGCTGCTCGGCCTGCTGCGCCTGCACGCCCAGCGCAGGGTCGCCACCGGGCATCGGCGGCGGCGGCGGCAGGCCATTGGCCACCATGTCGTTGCGCGCGCCTTGGTCGTCCTTCTTCTGCGGCAGTTGTGGCTGAGGCATCTGCCCCTGCGCCGCCATCTGCTTTTGCGTCTTCATCTGCGTGATCTGCGCCACGGCATTGTCGACCAAATCCTGAACAGACAGCGGCAAGCGGTACATGTCCGGCCCGTGCATGAAGTCGTTGAAGACCTCCAGCAGCGAGTCCAGGTCGTCGTACGCCCGGACGTCCTGCAGCGGGCGCTTGAACTTGACCACGGCCTCCAGCAAGTCCTTGGCGCGCCGCAACTTCTTCATCCGGTCGACCATGTCGTTGCTGACCGTGTGCGTACTCAGCGCGCGCTTGGCCTGCTCTGGGTCAATCAGCTGGGCCTTGAGCATCTCAAGGGTCTTCTGGTCCCGGTCCTGCGCCTCGGCGCGGAACAAACTGCCCGCTTCAAGGAACACTTGCGGGTTGTCCGACAGGTCAGTCTGGTGCAACTCCAAGAACACGAACTGCCCGTCCGTGTCGAGCATCCGCACCATCTTGCCCTCGGTGTAGTGCGCCTTCATCAATTCCAGAACGCACGTTGCCATGTCCGTGACGGCCTCTTCAATGTTGTCCTGTACCAACTGCAGCGGGCTCAAGTCGTTGGCCGTCAGCGCGTCAATCGCCACGCCGGACTTGGCCCCAGAGATCTTGCCCAGTGAGATGGCGTGCTGGCTCGCTGCGTCGCCCATGTCGGCGTCAAGGCGTGCGGGCAGGCTGACCAAGTAATCGGGCAGTGGCGGGGCTTGCAGATAGCCCGGCGCGTGTCCGCCCGTGTAGTCGATGATCTCGCCCGCATCGCTGGCGAATGCGCCGGGCTCCACGCCAGCCTCGGTTGGGCGCAAGATCTTCGGGTTGCCGATCAGGTACGCGTTCTTCATGATCTGCGTGTTGAACCGGTTGCGCATGATCTGCGACGACAGGCACACCTCGACCAAGCCCACGCCCTGCAGATAGCCGCTGATCTCGCTGTACCGCACATGCTGGATCGGGATCTTGCTCGTCGTCGTGCGACCTTCCCAAAGCACGTAGTCGCCCAGAAGCATCATGTGCCGGCCATCGACCGTGTACACTTCCCACACTTCAACCCGGTCGCGAGGCTTGGCGTTGGGTCCGATCTGCCGATAACTGCTCGGGTCGCGGCTGGAAGACCCGTTCTCCTCAATGGCCTTGACCTGTTCCGGGAACTTGGCCTCCAACGCTTCCTTGGTCGTGAAGCGCCGGATGCCGATCCACTCCGCGTCCTTGGTGTCCGAGATGTACGGCTCGCAGATCGCGTCGAACGGGCTGATAAGCTCCACGTTCACATCGCCCGACACCTCGTCGTAATGCTCATGGAACCAGTAGTTGCCAGTGTCCGTCAGCCATTGCGTGCCGCGCTTGAGTTTGCGCTTCAGGTTGTTCTGCTGCCAGAAGTACCGAAGCAGCAACTCGCTGGCCTTCATCTTCATCTGATCGTCCATCGTGTCGCTCGCGGGCATCACCGTCATGGACGGGTAAGCCGTGGCCAGACGCGACGCCACCGTGTTGCGCAACGGAAGGATCTTGTTGATGATGATGTTCTCGGGCTGCCAGATGCGGTTGGCGATCTGTGCGCCAGTCGTCATGATGCCCGACACCGCGATGCCCGGCTCCTGGTTCCCGCGCAGAAACTCAATGCAGACTTCCCAAACCTGCCGAAACTGAGTGTTCAGGTTCAGGCTCAGGCGAATCTCGGCGGCGATGTCAGAAGCCTTTCGCATTCGTTAGATCCCGCTGAAGTTGGCAGGGTCGGCCCATTGCGCCGCTGCCGATGGACCGTATGCGCCGCCAGCCGCTTTGCCTGCCAGTTGGGCGAACTGATCTTGCGTCATTTTCGGCTGCATGCCAAGGGGCGCCGGCGCACCGGGCGCCGCGGGCGGCATGCCAAGCGCCGTCTGCATCGAGTCAATCCCCGGGACGCTCGATCCCTGTGCGCCAACCGCCGAGCCCATCAACCCCTTGCCCGCGTTGTACCCAGCCATGGCCCCGCCCGGGCCGCCCATGAACCCGCCCAAGATCGCGCCGACAATGCCGCCGCCCATGCTCAACTTGGACTTGCCCGCCTGCGTCTGCTGATCCTGCAATCCTTGACGCCGCGTCAGTTCCTGCTGCGCCGCCTGCTGCACGCCTGGCTGCACGGGCGAGAAGTCGGAGCCTCCTTGATCGTCAAACGCCATGCGGACTCCTTACGGGACGATCTGCCGCGGAGCCACCAAGATCACCATGACGCCAGACACCGAGTCAGAAGTCTTGATCGCGCTCACGCGGATCAGGCCCTTCTCCTCCAGCAACGCGGCCGCCATGTTCACGTTGGGGAACGCGATGAGCGAGCCGATCGTCGTCCCCTCAAGGGACTGCGGATCGCTCACGTTCGACACGTCGCCAATGCGGGTGACTGACTTCAACTGCACGGTGTCATCGACGCCGCCAGTGTTGCCAGTCTTGAAGAACCACGCCAACGCGATGAAGCAGTCCGTCGGGACCGAAAAGTCGTAATCGCCCGAAGCATCCTCCACAGTGATCACGTGGATCGCCGCGATGCCGGAGAACAACAAGCCGTTGTTGTTGTAATTTGCGTGGTTGCTCATCTTGGCTCCTGCCTGTTACGCCGTGGGGAGAATCGTCACGGTCAGCACGCCGATCAGGCTGCCAGCCGCATGGGTCGCCACAACGCGCAAGAAGCCGCGGCTCTGCGTCGCCGTGTTGGCCAGCACGATTGGCATCAGCGTCGGAATCGTGGCCGCCACGGTATTGATGCTCTTGGCACCCGTCACGCTGGTAACCACGCCGTTGCGAGAGATCGTCTTCAGGTCGATCGTGTCGCCAGATCCGCCGGTGCCGGTGCCCTTCACGAACACCGCCCCGGTGATGATGCCGTTCTCCGGGCACGGCACGTCGTACGTGTGGGTTGAGTCAGCCGTCACGGCGATCTGAATCTGGATCGGGACAGCCCCGAAGTACTTGCCCTGATTGTTGAAGAAGCTACGGATACCCATGACATTTTCCTCCAAAGTCTGGTCGCGGGGGAAGGATTTGAACCTCCGACCTTCTGGTTATGAGCCAGACGAGCTACCGGGCCGCTCTACCCCACAATCGCCGCCGCGGCCGGGCGCAACCCCGACCGCGGCGAACAAGGCACTACGCCACCGGGATGACGGTCACGAACACGGCGCACGCGCAATTCGAACCGCCCTTGGCGGCCACGACCTGCAGATGATCACCCGCGAGCAGGACGTTGTTCGGGATCGTGCCCGTGTTGTCCAGCGTCGTCGGGAAGAACACCGTGTTGGCCGTGCTCAGCGCAATCGCATTGCTGATGGACGTGGTCGACGCCCCGTCAATCGAATACTTCTTGAGGGTCAGCGTGTCGCCGGACGTGCCGCCAGCGGCAATGCCCGACGCAAAGACCACCGCACACTTGAACGGCACGGTCAGTTCGTACGTGCCCGCCGTATTGGGGACCGTGAACTGGTAGATCACCGCCGGAGACGGCAGCGTCGCGGGGAGGAGTTGCTCGGTGACGGCAACGGGGTTGATGAGGCTGCCGGTCGGCATGGTGAGCGCCAAAAGGCCGACAAAGGTGTCCTGCTGCACGCCAATGGCGGACGGGCCGCCTTGGACGTACGCCGTGACCGAAAGGCCCGGGCTGTTGGGCAGTGTGGAAATGGAAGTGCTCATCGTCGTATCCTTCGTGCGCGCATGGCGCACCTCAAACGTCAGGGTGCTGGGGCGGCGACCCTATGCCGCCGCCCCAGCGGGTTTGGACTAGGTCGGGATCGCCACGCCGGCCAGAACGCCGCTCGCATTCGGGCGGTCGGTGTACGACTGGTAGTACCAGCTGTACATGCCCGCGTACGTGTCCTGCTGCGGAACCGCGCGCAGGATCGAACCCGTGGACTCGTCAAACTCGCCCGCCTTGAGCAGCGCCAACTTCCAGTGCTTGCGCGTCAGCATGTAGATCACGCCGATCGGGCAGTCCTGACCCTGGTAGAACTTGATGCCCGACCACGCGAAACCCGTGAAGCCGATGTCGCCCTTCTCGGGGCCGGTCTTCACGTCCAAGCGAGCCGCCGCCGGCAGACCCGACGCCACGCCCTGGAGCAGCGACGAGTACGCCGAGATCATCAGCGGGCTCAGCCAGATGGCGTCAGCCATCTTGCCGCTCTTGTACTGGATCTGGCTCGACAGGTTCTGCAACCCATTGGTGGTCAGGTCGTCGTACGCGTTGGTCGTGCCGTTCGCCAGCAAGAAGTTGCCCTGCAGACGATCCGTGCTGGGCAGCCCGCGCTGCAGGCCAAACCACGACGGACCAGCCAAGTTGCCCGCCAAGCCAATCGGTTCGGCTTGCAGGCCAGCGGCGCCAGAAACCAGAACCATCAGCACGCCCGACGGAACCGTCGAGGTGTCGACCGGCGCGCTCAGCACGACCGAGTTGCCCGACGGCGAGATGCTCAGCAGCGTGCGCGGAGTGTCGACCGTCGCGAACGTGTCCGTGCGGTACAACTGCACCGTGTTGCCGACCGGCGTGTTGCCAGCGCCGCTCTGGTACTGGTTGCGCACCGAGGCTTCCAGCGTCGTGAGGGCGTTGTTCTTCTGCCACACGTAGCCGATCACCGGGCCACCCGTGAACATGCAGATGTCCGAGTAGTGACGAACGTCGTCCACCAGCGGCTTCATCTGCAAGTCAACCATGTTGGCGAACGCGCCGGCGCTCTTGGCAGCCGCCGCACGAGCCGGACCCGTGAACGAGAACTGACCGTACACGTACGCGCTCTCGATCATGATCTTCTCGTACGTCTGCTGGCCGGGGACCGGCAGCGTCGCACCCTCAGCCGCGGAGCCGACGGACGCATTGCGCTGCGTGTGCAGCGGAACGATCGCAGTCGAACCGGACCAGGTCACCGTCTCTTCTTCAAAGTTGTCGAGCAGGAGCGACTCTTGGTTGATCTGCTCGACAATCTTGCCGATGTAGAACCGCTTCAGGACCGCTTCGATCTGTAGTGTGGTAGCCGCCATTGTTCTGTCCTCTCAAGGGCTTGCGCCCCAAGTCAGGGCCTAGCCCTGCGTTTTGATAAAGTCTGCAACCGCGCTCTGGTGCGATTTGCCCCAGCCCTGCACCCAACTCTTGGGCTCCGGCGCATTTATCTGACCCTTCGACGCGGAAAGGCGGGGAGCAATGTCTGCCGTGCGCTGCTGGGCCGCCTGTGCCGCGGGAGCGGACTCCCTCGGCACAAACCCGTGGGCCTGCGCATATGCGCGACCAACACGGTCCCATGCAACGGCAATGTCGTGGACTGACTGCCCGGCGGCAATCCCCGAAAGGACCACCTCCTCTGGCATGTCCGGGTAATCCCTTTGGATTCCCGACACGACACGGTCAAGCTCGGCCATCTGACGCTCCTGCTGGATGGACTCCAACGTCGTCATCATCGGCTTTGCCCAGGCCGGAACCTGTTCCGGCGCCTGTTGCTTCCCTGCCTCGTTGTCATCGTCACCGTCAAGGACACGTTCCACCCAAGACTTCTGCTGGGCCGCGGGCTTTGCCTCGCGTTCCACCGCCGCCATGGCTTCGGACTTCGCACGCAGTTCAGCCAGTTCATTGGCCATCGCATCCCGCTCTGCCCGTAGGGTAGCGCGCTCGGCGTTGACTTCCTTGAACCGGTTGTACGGCACCGGCCGAATGGACTCTTCCTCTGGCTTTGCCTCGACCGTCCGCTCCGGTTGAGCAGTCTCCTGCCTGTCCGGGTATTCCGCCGCAGTCTCCTGCGCCGGCGCGGCTTCTTGCTGTTGGACCGGTTGCTCAAGCTCCGCTTTCACGTCGCCAACCATCTGTTCCAACTCTGCAATGTCCGCAGACGTCAATCCAAAACCAGCCATCGTATCCTCCACCGCATGTCGCCGCGGCCGCGAATTTTTGCCCGGTATCGCCCGGAACCAGCGCGTGGGACAAACCCATGTGCGCCCGGCACATAGTTTCCCGTATTGTACATTAGCGGTGAGCGACCATCTTATCGACCGATGCTCAGTACGGCGCCGCCTTGGGCGGCCGGTATCCGTGCGTCCGGTCCCATGCAATCGCCGCCGACAGGTCGTGGCTCGGGCGCACCGGGATCTTCGGCGTCGGCGGGGCCACCGCCAGTCGCCCGTACTGCGTCAGGCATTCCAGCGCCAACGACAACGCCAACACCATGTCGTCGCGCTTGCCCTTGATCGCCTCGGGCTTGCCGCGCTCGTTGTAGGCGAAGTTGTTGCACTCCTCCTTCAACCGCGGATCCCGTAAGTCCTTGAGGCTGTTGCCCATCACGTAGCGCGTCAGGTTGGCCATCAGCATCGGCCGGGTCTGCGCCGTCGTCGTGAAGCCGTACTCGTCAACCTGCTCGGTCATCTTCGCTTCGACCTGGCGCACGTACTGCCGCAGACCCGCGTGCCGTATCGTGCGGATCACGTCCAAGCCGATGTTGCGCTCCACGCACACCAGCACGTTCAGGAACTCGCGGCACACCTTCACCACCATCTCGCCAAACACCGGCGTCGGCTGCCAGCACTGCAGCGTCGCCGCTACCCGGATGTCAGCCAAGTCCGTCACGTCCAAAATCACCGCCGTGCTGGCGTCGTTGTCCTCCGCGCCCTGCGCCACGTCCACGCCCACCACGTACTTGTTCCCCGGCTTGGGCTTCTCCCAGTAGTGCAACTCGCCCACCGGCATGTCGCGCGGGTCGTACTGGAAGTGCCGGCCTTTGAAGAACTTGCTGCCCGCCACAATGAACGCCAACTCCGGGCTCGCCGGGCACTCCTGGTCGAACTGCTGCTGGTCGCCCGCAAACTCCGTCCACTTCGTCTCCAAGTACCAGTTGCGCTGCTCCGCATCCAGCCGCCACCGATTGATGTACTCCTGATCCTCCGCCGTCGGCACCACGTCCGTATGAACCAGCCGACAGAACGGGTCCGCCATCCACGAGATGAACACCTTGCTCCACGACCCACGCGTGTCGTCCCAGATGTCCTTGAACAGCCCCATCCCCTGGGCCGTCGACTCCATCACCACCGGTCCCGCGCACGCCCGCGTAATCGCGCTCAGCGTCTTCTTCAGGTTGTCGTAACTCGTCACCTCGGTCATCAACGCGCCGTCCAGACTCGCGCCGCGCCAGAACTCGCTGTTCGCCGTGCCCGCACTCATCCTGCTGCCGTTGCTGAACAGGATCGTCTTGGTCGTCACCTTCGCCCGCAACGCCGGGTGCGTCGACAGCCACTTCGGCATCCGCTCCACCGCGTACGACGCAATCCGCAAGATCGTCTTCGCCGACTCCGACGACTGCGCCACAATCGCCACGCGCGTCCCCGGAACCGTCAGGCACCGCCACAAGAACCACAACACCCAGAACGTACTCGACCCAACCTGCCGCGCCTTCAGCACCATCACCCGTACCCGGTGCCGCCGCGCCTGCGCCCGCAATATCTCAACGGCCGAATGCGCCACCACATCCTCGGTCGTCTGCAATAACGCGCCCTGCGCCGGGTTCATCCGAAACGGCACGTCCTCGTCCGGGTCCAACCCCAACTGCTCCGCTCGCTCCTCAGCCACGTGCAACTTGATGATCTCTTCCGCAAACAGCCGGAAGCTCTCGACCCAACTGTCCCAATACTCCTGCTGTGTCCGCCGAATCGGCGCGCCCCCGTCCGCCATCAGTGCCACACCCGCGTCGCCAACAAGGCCGCTTCCAACTCCCGTACACACGGCGTCACGTCCCGGCTGTCATTTGGCAACTGCGCCATCACCGTCACGTCCACCCCCACCAACGTCGCCGTCAAGACCCGCATCGTCCCCGGCCCAGCCACCATCACCAATGGACCGTCCACCACCACCATCTCCCCCAATAACCCCGTCCACCTGTCCGACAAGGACCGGTGCAACTCGCCATACGTCATGTCCTCGTGCCGCGCCATCACTGATCGTCGCCGCCACTGTTGATGCGCCGACGCCCAACCCACACCGCAAAGTCCGCTACGCCGCCAGAATCCCCCGCAGCCGTCCGCTTGTCCTCCTGTACGTCGTGAATGAACCGCAAACAGTCCAACTTCACCTTCGCCCGACTCGCGTCGGTCCCCCTGTCCCACTGCTCCTGGTCCAACGCCAACCCCAACGCCAACGTCACCAAGTCCTCGGGCGTCACGTTCGTCGCCGCCGACCCCATCTTGCTCTGAATCAAACTCGACATGTTCCGCGCCCGTGTCACCGCCTTCTTACTCGGCGTCGTACCCGTCAGCCCATCCCGCCCCGCGACCACTCCTGAAATCTCCAGTTCGTCCCGTGCCATGCTCTACCTCCTTGCTCTGGTACTTCGACCACAACCTCACCCAACACAAACAAAACTCAACTTCCAGCGCACGTTGCGCTATCGTCTGCCCCATCTTGCGCTTGCGCTCGTCCAAAACCCACGCCTCCGCTACCGTGATGTCCTCGCGTAACACCAAAAGCGAAATCGCCCCGCCCGTCGCTACCACCTCGTCCACCACCTCGCGCAACTCCAAATGCTTGCGGTGCCAATCCCCTATCCCAAGCTCAGACGTCTCACCCAAATGCTCGTGCAACGCCGACTCGAAATCCACGTCCTTCTCCATCATGTCCGCATATGACCCGCTACCGCCCGAACCCAGCGGATCCATCAACACCTCGCCGCGCGGCCAGTTCTTGCGCTTGCGAAAGAAGTTGCTCAACTCGTAAATCATCCACTGCGGCCGCATCATCGGTGCCTTGCCGTTGCGGTACTGCCACATGTACGACTCGTACATGTGCGACACAAAGTCGTCCATCAGCCGCCGGCTGTCCAACATCGACACCCCACGCCGAATGTACCCGCTCCGGTACGAAGTCGCCCGTAACCACTTCTCCACGCACTGCGGGTACGAACACATCCGACTGCCAGGCAACGCCGCCCGTAACCCATGCACCCGACACTCAGCCTGCGCCTTGCGAGGCCTGAACGGCTCGCGCTGCGGCGGCGCCAATACCAGCCGCCCAGCCTGCCCAGGCGTCAACCCCCGCTCCACGTCCGTCATCGTCTCGCCCCCCTAATCAAACGCCGACCCAGCCCCGCACCACGCCTCAGGCATCACCACAACCGGGTCGCGACGCTCCCAATACGCCCGCTCAACGTCCTCGCGGAGCCTGTCCGTCAACGGCTGCATCACCAAATGCAACGCACTCAGAAAGTACACGCACTCCTGACACGCCAACGGCGCACTCTTCTCCGTCAACTGCTGCCCAAACGCCGCGCTGCGCTCCAAATGCTCGTCGCACAACTTCAACCCGCTGCGCAACCGCTTGTCCAACGTCAGCCGCGCCGCCCGCTTCGGCATCGTCCGAACCAACTCCTCTACCTGACCGCGGAACACAATCCGCATCCCGTCCACTCCCCCTACCTCGTCCAACCTGTGCTTCTCAGGACTCACCAACTTCGTCGTCTGGTCCAAATACAGGTTCTCAATCGTCCCGTCGATCACCCCCTTCATCTGCCGAATCGCATGCCCGAACGCCTTCTCGCGCTCACCCTTGCGCACCGCCGCAAAATCCACCGCCATCAACGGTGCCTGGTAGTCCGCTCGGTCCTCCGGCGCAATGTGCACCGCCGCTGACCCAGTCTCCACCGCCGTCACTCCCTCATTCGTCTCGCTCATCAGGAACCTCCGGTTATCAAAGTACGTCGCTCGGCTTTCGTTTGCAAGATGCTCGCGCCAGACGCGTCAGGTCGCGGGAGCCGACAAAGGAGCCCCGGCGAAGGGGGTCTTGGCGAAAAGGGGTTTTTCAAAAATGCCCTGAGGCTGCAAGGGGGTGGGCAAAGGAGCCCCGGCGAAGGTGGTCTTGGCGAAAAGGGGTTTTTCAAAAATGCCCTGAGGCTGCAAGGGGGTATTGATTGACATGACGACTCCTCGGGATGACATCCCGCTCCCCCACCC